TAATTTGATGGAATCAATACCAAATACTACTACTTATGCTTCAGCGGCTAATATGGTAATGATGTACGACCCTAATGGACAGGTATATTTTATTCCTAACAATACTTCTCATTTATTTGGTGAGCTACTAGCATACAAATATATCGTTGTTGATGAATGCTCTATGTTCTCACAAGAAATGATTGATATACTTCGTAAATCATGTAATCCTAATGCTAAAATCATTTGGATGGGTGATGAATGCCAATTACCGCCTATTGGTGCTAATGGTGATGAAGATAGTCCTACATTTCATTTTAAGAATAGATATGAACTTACAATTAAAATGCGTCAGAATGATGATGATCATATTGCTAAATTAGCAGACGTTGTAAGAGCTAAAATTAAGTCTGGGGATAATGACCTACAATTTCTAAATGACATCAAACAGCAACAACCATATCAATACAAAAGAAAATGATAAAATCTTTATGACGTATCATTCCTCTTTTTTCTTTAGTTTCTGTACCAATAAAATTACTTGCATAAAGATCACCAGTTATTTGAGCCGGAGTAGGTTGATTAGTAGTTTTAGTAAGATACAAATAAACCATTTGAGCCATTGATTTTTTTACTAAATCAGATGCAGATATATAAATCATATTCCAAATAAATAATTATCATTAGGATTACCACTTTGCTTTGAATAGTCGTTCATAAACTCATTAGAAGCCAAATATTCACCAATACCTTTGATAATTTTATCTTTCTTGATAAACTGTTTATCTTTAATATCATTGAATGGCTTTAAATAGCCTATATAATCTCCGTAGCGCTTTAAAAGTCCCTCAAAGGTAAGCAAGTCGCCAGAGTATAATTTAATGCCTAATTTCGTAAGCATTTCTTCATAATATAGACTTGCTTCTTTTTCACTTTCAAAACTTCCTAAATATTTAAGACGTCCATTTACGCTTATATTTGCTATCCAATTTTTATTTTTTTTATGCCAACTAACGCCTGTATAAATACTACTACTTTTTATATGCTTCATATTTCCATTCTCACGATGCGTGACAATTTCTAAATTAATCAAACGGTTGTCTGTTTTTATAAAATTGATGTGATTTATAACTAGCCTATGCATACATGGCTTGTGGTTTAAAAAAGACTCAGCAACTAATTGATGGACGGTTCTTATTTTACTAACTCCATTTTTACTTAAAGTAACGTGCTGATATTTATTCTCCTTAAAATAACGCTTCATTAATTTTTCTTTACTTTTAAATGGATGTTTCCCGTTCTTTAAAACTATTCTACTAAGACTTTTTATATTTCCTAACGAACTAATTTTATAAATACCCTCATATCCCTTAACGTCTTTCCAAATTTCATTTTCCATAAATTAAAAAACCCACAAAATCAAAGGTCGCTGTCTTATCATTTGTGGGAATTATATAAATTCATAATACATCAGCGACAATGTTACACAAATATAAGAAATATATTTCATAATTCGTGTAATTGGTTAAAATTTAATTTGCTTTCTACTATTTCGTAATCGTAATTCATATCGCTTTCAAATATACCTAAGTGAAATTGTTTCTTTCTAGTTGGATAGCATATTTTGAATATCTCTTCTTTAGTTAATAGGTTATGACCGTTTGAAAACGTTGGTATTATTTTTTGTTTCTTTAATCGCATTCAGCATCAGTTATAACTTCCGTATGCGCCCAAAAGCGTTTATTTGGGTTGTAGTCTAATATCTTACGTTTTGCTCTTGACGTTAACTCTCGATACGTTTCAAAGTTTGTTTTGTTTGCTTCATTAAGATACACCACGTCGGAGCGCAATCCTTTACCTATATCCTCTTTATCTAATCCAATAAAACGAATGAATGATTTGTTTGGGAATAAACACAAAGGTTGACCGTTAGTAATTCCAGTAAGATTTACATTATCGTATAAATTGAATGAGCGAAGTATTTTAATGAAGTCTTTTAAAACAGTATCTCGCATCTTTGAGAGTTCAGCAGAAGCGATATAAACCTCTTTGTTAGGGTTTTTAGAAGCGTAGTTGGTTAACAGTATTAATATAGCTATTGTCTTTCCAGCTCCCTGCCCACCTTGAACACACCAAATTTTTTTTTTAAGGCTCGATATTTTCCTTAGTGCTGTCGTTTGTTGCATCATCGCTTAAAGGGTCGATGTTTAAAATCGATATATTAGTTTGTAGTGGTTTTCCATCAGAAGTAATATCTGTTTTGTTTCCATACTTTGGAGGATTAAGTTTTCCTAAAGTCCACTTTCTAGCTTCTATTTGTAAATTGTTTCTTTGGATAACGTTATGGTTAATAACTTCTACACCATCCTTTTCGGTTACGTCAGCACCTTGTTTATCGGCTATTTCAAGTATTTCATCAAGTAGCGTTAATTCTCTAACCTCGCACGCGCGCGCGTATCTTTTTACTTTCTCTTTTGCTTCTACCGTTTGCTTACCTTCTAAATCGGTTTCTTCTAACCATTCATAGAAAGTTTTAGTGCTAGGCATTCCGTTTGTATTCAATGCAGAAATCAAAGAGTTTCCATCTTCTATGTGTTGGATAATCCAATCAAAACATTCGTCTTTTTTTTCTTGTGTGTATGCCATATTACAAATCTTTAGTATAACACCACCATTCTACATCTTCAAATTCATAACTATCCTCAACATATCCAGCACTAACTCCAACTAAATATTTACAATCGCTCCAATATATAGCTAATAAAATCCTATTGTCTTTTTTTGACTTAAATAGTATTTCACTATCTGCTTCGGGTTGCTTTTCTATTAAAGTCAATTTTTGCATATTTTAATTATAAAAAGGTATATTTTCAGCTGATTTACCGCTTACAAATAAACACTCTCTTGTTTTAGTGTTTATCTCTTTAGGGACTACTATACCTCGTAACTTAATAATTGCGTCTTTTTTAGAAACTCCTTTTTTGATAAATATTCCATTTGGAGTTATTAAGCATCTTTTTTTACTTACAAGTATCGCTACCATACCCTCCATTGGATTGTAGTTACATCTATTATCCATAATATTTTAGTTTAAGTTAACAACAAACTTACAAATTAAATCAATACAAACAAAAAAACCGATAAAATTAATTATCGGAGTTTATTAGTCTAAAACATTTTAATGATTAATGCCACTTTTTATTTTTATAAAGATATACACAAAAAGCCGAAGCGAATACAAATAAAAATATAATAATTGTTATTTCTAATCCTTTCATTTTAATTGAATTTATAATTAAGATTTTGTTTAATAAATTCTGCTCGATGTTTGAAGCTCGACACTTGTACATCGACTTGGTTTAGTATTTCGAAAGTGTTTGCTACTTCGCATTGACTTAGTTTACCGCCTAGAGAAGTAAACCAGTTCCAAAAGTTGTTTGTTTTTTCCATTATCATTTATTTTTAAGCGTTAGTAATTTATTCTTATATTCAATGTGTGCATCTATTTCTTTATCAAAATAACCTAAATAATTATCTTGAATCTCTTTTTTATGTTCTGGTTTGTTTCTAATTAAATCTTCATATGATGAATCTGGTTGACCATATTTTATTTGCATTGACCAAAGCATTAAATTATAATAATTTTGAAAATCTTCTGTTGTTCTAAATGTAATTAGAAGTTCTGGCAAATCATAATTTGCCTTTGTAACTGGTTGACGAATTTGTATATTCTTAAAATTAGATTTTTCCGTTGATAAATCATAATTAGGAAGTGTAATACTCTTTACAAATGAATCATACAAATACATATCCGATTGATTAATCGTAGGAAGATTTGAAAATGTTACTTTCCAATTAGATTGATGTAATGTATTTAATTGAACCATATAAATTATTCTTTATACCAAATCATCAATGTTATTGTTTTTGATAAAATTGTTGTTGATGTTGGACCATTAATAACCTTTATAACATCATCCGAGGCAGGATGGTCTAACTGACAAAAATACTCGTTGATATAATTACCACCGGATTCTTGTCTATCGTTTGGTGGTATTCCTTTAATGGTACTTGAAATATATACAAGAGCCGTAAAACCAACGATTTTATCATTTGAAACACCATGTGTAATACTCACAGTACCACCCGCCACCGAATCAGTTGTACCCACAACTATTTTACATTTTAAACCATTATGACCAGCAGTATTTCCAAATGATGTATATCCTGTTGCTGATATATTACCACCAACACTTAATGTGCTTCCTACACCCAAGGACATTGATAATGTTGTTATACCAGTTATTAGTACATCGCCCGCAGCAACTATCGCATAAAAATTTGATTTGCTTGGAGCAGATGCGTAAAGGGCCGCTGCTTGTGTAGATGCTATTGCCGAATTATCAATTTTAGCATACATGGCATATGCATTTTTAGAACTACCAGATGTAACAGATTTTATACCATATATATCAATATCGGTATCATTATATGTTGTTTCAACATTTAATGATGGTGCTGTTTGATAAAAAGAATATGTATCATATATATGAATTTTTCCATTAAAATAACTTCTACCATCGGCATAGATAGCATAATGTCCTGGATCCCCTGGTACGTTAACTCTTGCATATAAAGCATATCCAACTGTTGGACCCGCGCCAATTTCTGTACGAATACCATATCCAACTCCTACTGTTCCGCTTACTGCTGCATATACACCAAACGCATTATCACTATTTCCGTGAGCCGGACTTGCCGAGAATGAAAAATATCCCGCATAAGCATCTGTACCCAACCAATTTGAAAAAACCGACCTTACACCATATGATGTTTCCGAATTATTTGAATCATTTATAATATCAAGACCAACCAAGGCAACTGTAGCATCATAATCTTCTTGTCGTATTTCAAGACCTGTTTTGGTAGCAACCACTAATTTATTAAAGGTTGCCTTAAATTTATCAACATCGGCTGCTGCACTTGTATATAATGAAAGTGAACTGTTATTAGATTCTATATCTAAAAACATATATTGTGACGAATGATTATAATTCAAGCATAATACAGGACGTCCATTTCCCTGAGAAGATATATCTACTTTAGCCTTTGTATTCCAACCAACACCAGAAGAACCAATAGCAACAT